ATAAAAACCTCCTTTATTCTTTGGTAATCTTAGTATAATATACCCCGTATGGTTTGTCAACATATTTATTTTTTGTTTCTGTAAATTGTCATTTCGTGACAAAACGTTTCTTTGGTTATGATTTTCATATTTAAGAATGCCGAAATCTAGGCATTTCCGTTTTTAATATTTAATGATATTTCATCTCTTACTCTCATAAGAATTTTACCCAACATATTCTTGCCTCTACCTCTACACACTCCCCAATAAGTATCATTCCATGTGTTTCCTTCTATTAATTCCTCATTACCTGTATCAATAAGTTTTTGTTTTAAGTCTTGATTACGTGTAAACTTATCTTTAACACACTGATACATTACTTCATCTTTAACATCTTCCCAATCATTTCTAAGTAAAACATTTCTTCCTTTCTTTTTTGCAGTTGAAGGATCAAGATTACAAAATTGTTTTCTACGATCTAAATCTTTTACTTTAGCAGATTGAAAAGCAGCTTCATTATTTTGATAAAGTAAATCCTCATACATTACTGGAGCGTTAAAAAAATTACTAAGAAAATAATTTTTACCTTTAAATTCATTAATCATTTAAATTAACCATCTCTCCTTTCCACTTAAACTTTAAACCAAACTTCTGATTTGTCATGATTTTATATCTATATATAGCGGTCGTATAATTATAAACCACTATATATAGTATGCTTTTATTTCAATTCATCTTTCCAATTGTCAGACACTTCTCCTACACTTCTATAAGAGGCAACAGACTTACTTAATGTAGTGTAAAGAGCATCAGTGCCTACAGAACTTGCGGTATAATTAGATGCGAACTGCCCACTAATACCAAAACTTTGTGCAGTACCTACGGCATCAATATTTGCTCCTAAGAACATAAATTGCCAATTATATTTATTAGTTTGATGCTCAATCATTTCTTTTATTTGTGGTTTTGTAAACTCACTACTTGAATTCTCTGCACCATCAGTCGTAATTACAAAAATTACTTTAGAAGGTCTTTCTACCTCTTCTGTTTTATTAAGTCTTTCTCCAATAGTATTAATTGTTTTACCAATAGCATCTAATAGTGCAGTCATGCCTCTAGCAAAGTATTCTTTGTCTGTTAGAGGATTTACCTTCTTAATATCTACTCCATCATGAAGAATCTCATATTTATCATCAAATAGGATGGTTGTTAAAACTGCTTCACCAGCTTCTTTCTTTTGATTTTCAATGAAAGTATTAAACCCTCCAATTGTATCATTGGTTAAGTTTGCCATTGATCCAGAACGATCAATAATAAAAACGATCTCCGTTAAATTTTCTTTCATATTAATTATCCTCCTTAGTTTTTAAAATATATTTATATTATACTTTTAATTGAATGATTTGGCAAGTAAAATTTACCTGCCAATCATTTCATTAAACATCTTCTCTGAGATGATAGATACATTCAATTCATTCGCCTTTTTATTCTTGCCAGAAGTAGAAGTAATATCGTTATTGATAAGGTAATTTGTTTTACTTGAAACTGATCCGCTTAACCTACCATTAAGTGAAGTAATCAATTCTTCTAACTCTTTGCGGTTTTTGAATGTTTCTACATTTCCAGTTACTACGAATGTAAGATTTTCTAAGGATTTAAAAGTCGTTTCTTGTTTAGTTTCTGGTTTTTGAATGCTAATAAATGTTAACAGATTAATAATCAATTCAAGATTTCTATTATCTCCAAAATAGTTATAAACGTTCTTTGTCGTAATCTCTCCAAAATCTTCTACTTGCATCAATTCATTTTCGTTTGCGTTAATAATTGCATTAACATCATAATTAAAATGCTTTGCTAATTTCTTACTACCACCTTGCCCTAACTGACTAATACCTAAAGCATAAAGAAAATTCTCAAGTTTTACATCTTTAGATTTTTCAATTGCTTGGATAAGTTTATTGTATGATTTTAAACCCCAACCTTCTAATTGAACAATTTGACTCTTATATTGATTAAGTTTATACAAATCATCAAAGGTATTTAAAAATCCTTCATTAATAAATAATTCGATCCCTGCTTCAGATAACCCATCAATATTCATTCCATCTTTACTACAAAAGTGAACAAATCTATTAACTAATCTGGATGGACAATCTTCATTTTCACAAAACAAAAATCTTGCTTCTTTAGGTTGTTTAATTACCACTTCTCCACCACAAGAAGGACATTTCATTTCAATCTGATAACTACCAGACCTAGTTAAATTATCTTCAATTTGAGGAATTACGGCATTTGCACGATAAACTGTAATAGTATCCTCTACCCCTAATTGTAGTGCTTGAAATATATCATAATTATGCAAACTTGCTCTGGATACTTTTACACCATCAATATCTACTTCATCAAATAATCCAGTAATTGAAACTATGCCAGTGCGAGTTGTATTTAACTCTACCCCTCTAAATTTCGTTTCACTACAATCATCATTCCACTTGAGCGCAAACATGTTTTTAGTGTGGTGTCCCGTAAAACCTTGCGCTTTTCCATAAGCAAGATTATTAAACTCAATAATCAATCCATCTGTAAGATATGGCAAATTTTTAACATTTTCTTCAAACATTGAAACAGATTCATTAATAACTGATTTATCAATCATATGGTGAAATACTACATCAAATCCTTGATTTTTAAGAAATTCAAACTGTCCTGTTTTTGTAGTAAATTCCGTATCACATTTGACGATTCCAAAAGCAATGAATATTAAATTTCTATCTTTAGTAATATTGGCATCTAATTGGCGCACTGATCCGGCGGCTAAATTTCTTGGACTTGAATATGTTTCTTGTCCTTTAGATATTAATTCAAGATTAATTTTTTCAAATTCATTAAATAATACTAATCCTTCACCACGAATTTCAAGATAACCTTTGTAATTAATTGTAAGAGGAATATTAGTAAAAGTCTTAACTGCATGGGTCACATCTTCGCCATATTCTCCACCACCTCTAGTAATGGCTTGTTGAAGTTTACCTTGGTTGTAACGTAAAACAATTGTAAGACCGTCTAATTTCCAAGATAATACACATTCTTGATTGCCCATGAATTTAATCACATCGTTAATATCTTTAGATTTCTCAGCAGACAACATTGGTTTAGTATGTTGAACTTTGTTCAAGTAAGGTAATACCTCCCCTTGAACCTTTTGTGTAGGCGAAGATGATAATATGTAACCAAATTGATCCTCTAGTGATTGAAGTTCATTAAATAACTGATCGTACTGCTTATCTGTAAGAGTTGGATTATCTTGAGTATAATAAGCATCGCAGGCTTCATTAAGTTGTTTGGTTAATTCTTGAATTCTATTTACAGACATAATTTCCTCCTTTCATTTCTATATTTATTTTATGCTTTTTATCAAACTTTGTCAAGCATTTTTATTTCTATACAATTCACTTAATTCTCTTTTAGTAATTCTAATCTCTTCACCATCCATTTTTACAATACACCAATCAAAGGTATTAATATTATAATCCATAACTTCTATTAATATATTATCTGATACAAAAATCTTTTCATTCTGCCATTCATACGCTTTTCTATATCCACTATCATCTAAACATTGCTGGATCATCTTATGAAATTCTGTATCATATTCTTTCCCATGTTTCTTATTAAACTTCTTTGTATCTTTTAACATATCACCTTGAATATCTAGTTTCTGACTACCACAGATGCCTAATGAGATTTCTTGATATATGTCTATTAAAATATACCTCCTACATTATTTATTTTATGCTTTTCATCTTAATTTGTCAAATCATTATGAAAAACTAGTTTTATAATATTATTTAATTATTTTATTCCACGTATTAATAAACATCAATGGTAATACCCTATAATCCGAAAATCCATACAACCCACAACTAAAGAAATCATGACACTCCACTATAAAAGTTCCATCCTTTTTATTAATTCCTACATCTAAAGTGTAAGTACTATTATAGTTAAAATCATGAACCATTTCATTAATTAATTTCACATCAGGGAACAATGTAAAATCACCTGAATAATTTTGTAATCCAACCAATCTATTATTGAATACAAATGCTCTCCATTCAGAATCAATATCAATTAGTTCAGATATTAAATATTCTCCTTGTGGAATATCTTTATACTGAATAATATCTGTAAACCCTTTGATTTTGTCATTAGATTTTACAAAAAATTTTGTAGATGGATTTAGGTTTTCAAAATACTTATCATGTGGTAAATGAATTATCCCATTTGAATTAGAATAAAAAATTTTTCTTTTTGTATATTTATATCTGTCTAATTCGTCAGGTATATTAAGTGGTTTAATATTAGTAATATTATAATAATCATTTAAATATTTTAATACAAATTCAACTGAACCAATAGGGATTATTGATTGTAAATCTCCTTCGTATGGTTTTCCATCATTATCTAAAGGTAATTTAGTACCCTTTTGCAACATATAATCATATATTTTTTCATCATTGTACCAATTATTATATTTTATAGCTTCGATTAATACAAAGGAAAAATCATGCGATACTTTAT